ACACAAAGCTGGCGCTGTTACTTGTGATGGTCAAGCCTAAATACTTGCCGTATTGCTGCGCGTCACTCTTGTACAGGGCGTAACCGTTGGACGTAAGCCAACCAATAATTGCACTGCTGTTATTTATCCAAGGTATAGCTGCACCGCTATTGTTATACCAAATAACACTGTTGTCTAGCGTGTAAACCGGGCTAGAACCTTTCTCACTATCTACGGTTACGTTGATAGATGCTGCGTTGGCAAGTGTGGCCTCTATGCCAAACTTCAAAGCCTGCTTGGTACGGATGGGGTCATCCATAGGCATTAAGGCCGTGCGGATGGTGCTAGACACATTGCCAGTGGCATCACTGTAGAGCCGGTATAGGTCTGTGCCGGTAGTGCCGTACAGGTTAATTAGCCCGGACAAGGGAACAGACGTAATGTAAGTCAGGCTTCCTTGGCTAGAAATAAACCACTTCTTCTCAAAGAACACTGCCTGTATAGAGCGAGGGCTAGATAGCGGGTCATTGTAGGTAAAGGAAAAAGCTGCACACAGGATGTTGTTCAGCAGAACCTGACCGGCAGACACAGGCTTTGTGAAGTCTATGTACGGAAAGATACCGTCTAGCTGGTCAGAAATCTTGCTAGTAGTAGAGCCAACCAGAGCGTAAATGCCGTAATCGTTCATGAACAAAACGGAACGGAAGTACGGGAAGATGGCGTAAATACGTTTTGTACCTACGCTGGCGCTGACGTTGGTATTGGTGAATAAGGTTGCACCACTGGTGGTAACCCGCAAATCCGAGAACACGTTAATGCTGTCATCACCAAAGATGTACAAGAAGTTATTGGCAGAAAGCAGGCCTTTAATGTTGCCGTGCAGCGTAGAGTCTGTCAGAACTAGAGAACCAGCAGACACAGATGTAAAGTCACTGTAGCTTCCAGCCGCAGAGTAATACACAGTACGTCCAGCCGCTACCCATGCCCTGCCAGAGAAGGTAGCAACATCAACTATCTGGTCAAGGTTGATTACTCCAGTAGCAGTAGCACCAGAGCCGGGTGAACCGCTGCTGTCGGCAATAATTACAGCTACGTTGGAGGTAGAGGTGTATCCAGCGCCGGGGTTGGACATCAAAATTTGGGTAATCAGACCTCCGCTAACAATAGCGTTGGCAGTTGCCCGTGTTGTCCAGCCGCTTGCATCTCCAATAGTGATTGTGACGTTAGCAGAGTTGGTGTATCCCGTGCCAGATGTGTTCATCACTACCGACACTGTACCTGTTTTAAACGTGACTAGAGAGGCAATAGCAGTAGCACTGGTAGTTGCTCCACCACCAGAGATAGTTACGGTAGGAGGTAGCGTATATCCTTGACCAGCATTTGTCAGAGTAATTGTGCTTATTACATTGGCTAAGACAGTAGCTGTAGCTGTTGCTTGCACATTGCCGGTAGTCTCTTGCGGGGCAGAAAGGGTAACGCTAGGGGTTGAGGTATATCCAGCACCAGCACTTCTAACTCCTATAAAGCCTACAGCGCCTATGCTGGAGACATTGGCTCCATCCCAAGTAAACAAACCCTTATCCGGGTCACCAATGATGACGCGCTGGTTCTTGTACTGGGCAGCAGATACATTGCCAGAAGAGAACGTACCCGCAGCGGCTACATTTCCTATGTTAGCAGTACCGCTGGTGTCTAGCTTGACGTACTGTGACCTACCATTAGTCTCAAACCCCAAGATGTAGTCATTGACATCAATGTTGGCAGAGGTAAGAAAACTGACCGTGTTTGCAAAAGCAATGACGTTGTTGCTGGCATCTTTGACGGTAGATTGAGCGGGGATAACTTTAATGTTGCCGTGACCAATCGGCATTGCGTTCTCAATCCACGCGAACTCATCTTCCTTTATCGCCGTTCTATTAGCCTTTGTGTTTAGGCTAGTAAAGTTCTTGACGACAGCATACGACTTTTTTTGCTCTGCTGCTGCCATGATTAGTACGGGCTAGAGTAAGGGTCAGGAATGCGGCGCGTGAATACGGAGTTCTGCACAGCATTGACTTGCTTGCTGTACTCTTGTTTGTAGATTTCAGCCTCTCCATAGCTTTGTTCTTTGTACTTGGCTTTGTAGGCTGCGTAGAAAGCTACAGGGCCAGTGTACGGAGCAACAATAGTGTCAGTAACGCTAGGTGCAGAAGTCTGCAATGGCGTAGGCATGATTACCGTATCTAGTTCTATGTAATAGCTTTGGTCTGGAATAGGAGAGATGTAAATCTGACCTTGACCATACGTTGAGAAACAAATAGGCCTGCCAATATAGTTCTGCCAGTAACGCAGTTGGGCATTGAAGTTAGTCCACGGCAAGTAGCGTAGCGGAATGCGGCTATTGCCCCAATACAAGTTGACATTCATGATGTCTAGCGTGTACTGACCGTTAGGCATGGCAGCGTAAGTAATTATTTCCGCATTGCTAGAGTATTGCAGCGTTGCCGTACCGTTGGTAAACGGGGCAGTAGGAGGAAACGTATAGCCAGATGCAGGGTAAGGCGGGGCAGAAGTGTCAGTTGTTCCGCTACTAATTACTTCATAGATGAAGATGTTAGAAAACAAGAACTGACCGGCTGTTACAGGTGTGCTTGCCGCCCACGCAGTTGCCGCTACTCCCGTTGTAGATAACGGGGTTTGCGTAATTTGTAGAGTGCGTAAGCACCCTGTGTCTCTGACTACTCGCTCACGCGCACTATTGATATAGTCCGTTAACTCAGCATCATCCCAGAAATTGCCGTTGGCATCGTGTAGGAGCCTGCGGACTTCCGATATGTAGGAAGTAAGTGTTGCCATGTTGCTTCCATTTTATGCTGCCCTTTGGGTAACTTTTCCCCCTACGGATTTCTCAATCCGCAGAGGTACTACGCTAACCGCCGAGGGTAACGAGCGGTGCTGTTCGGGAGCCTGAGTAGTTATTTCAAACTTGCTCAGTCTTTCAATCCCAGAATTTAGTTCTGAATGAGAACGTATCCAACCCAACCGGGCCAGATACGGTTCTTTATCCTCTGCACCGTAACCAAACACATGCTTTGCAACATGCACAGGAACTTCTATGGGCTTACCCTTGAGAAATTCATAGAATACGCCACTGTACCCATCTGTGAGTGCAGTGTCGGTTCTGTTGGTTACGAATACAGTTTCGGTCATAGGTTCACAATGTCACCGTACACCGTAACTTCACAAGTTGCATCATTAGCGGTAGTTACTTTTACCCACAGAGCGCCAGACGAGTACACGTTAGAAACGGCATTCGCAGTAGGTGCAATGTCTTGGAAAGTACTTGTGCTTGTGATGTTTGCAAGTTTAGTGGTAGCAAATACAGCGTTAGCAGCGTTGCCATCGCTAGACGTAAGAATACTTACGTTAGCGGTAGCAGCAGTTGCGTTTGCATTTGAGATGGTGACACGGCGAACTATGAAGCTAGTGCCAACCACAGACATCACAGCAGCAGCATTACTTACCGCATTTAGCGGAACTGGTGTTGCTGTGGCAATAGCAAAATTGCCAAACGAGTCTGGGTAGCGAGCGCCTACATTGTTTGCGTTCATGTCAACTCCTTAACTTGAGTAAGTGCCGGGAGCGTTGTTACCACCATTAGAGGTGTACAGAGTCAAAGACTGAGTGCTGGTAGTTGCGTTTGCACGAACATTCCAACCGTCAGAAATAACAGTACCGCCTGTATTGGCTGCGACATACGTTGTCCAAGCATTAGCACCAGCAGCAGTGTAAGCATTCACTTCAATAATCACGTTGTTCGTGGTTTGAGGAAGAATGTAAGCACCAGCAGGAACAAACTGAGCGGACGATGTGCCAGCGTTCATCAAGGTTGTATTGCCAATACCGATAGAGGTAATGGTGATGCCTTGGAGATACGCACCAGCCGTGTTAGTGGCTGCATTGGCAAGAAGGATTTTATTTAGAGACAATGACATGTTCTATGCTCCTTACAGCGAGAGGTAGTTGTAACCTGTCACCTTGGTCATCGACTTAGGCTTGACGTTCACCAACTCGGCAATCATCAGAACCGCACCGACATAACCAATTTGCCAGTTAGGAAGCGTAGATTCAAAACCTGTGAACACAAACGAACCTTGCTCATGGATGTAGAGCGAGAGATAGTTAGTGTTGAGGAAGTAAACCGTACCTTCTGGGCAGTATGGGTCTGGGTAGATAGGTACACCAGCAACCATCAATGCGCGGAAAGCAGCTTGTGGGCCGTTGTTGTCGCCATCAAATCCCGAACCGGGGGTAATGACATATTGCTCTTGACCTACAAAGTCTTGAGCCAACAGAGTCCATGTACCAAAACCACAAACACCAAAGCTAGGCATTTCAGCACCGTTCTTCACAGTACCAGAGATGTATTGCAAGATGTTCTGACGGGTTGGGTTAACCGAGCCAGCAGCGTACTGCTTGGACTTCCACCATGTGTAGGTATTACGGTTAATGTTTCCGTAAGTAGCAAGAGTTGTACCGTCATCCACAGCACCGGGCAGTCCGATGAACTGTTGGGTGTTAGTAGTGTTGTTGTACAAAGCCGTAGCCATTGCGTCCATCATCACGTTGGTGGCATCGTTCATACGAGCCTCAATCAACGGGATAATTGCTGCATCTTGTTGAACTGCGCCTTCCATACCGAGGAACGGCACGGGAGAAATCATCAGTTTCAAGTCAAATTCAGCGTTGTAAGCACCTTGTTGAACTGACGGTTGGGCAAAAGAGCCGCTGTAGTCAGACCACTGAGCATTTACAAACTGAGCGCCCTGTACGGGAACAGTTACAGAAGATACACCGCCACTGGCTTGCTGACTATTACTAATCAGTGCTGCCAACAAAGGTGTCGAGTTATAAAGCTGGACAACCAGCTTAGGGATAAAGGCTCTACGAGTTACATAAGTCAGTTCAGTAAACTGATTCGACCCTGTAGCTGGTAGGATGCCGCCGCCAATAGCCATAAGGCCTCCTTACGTCACGATAGACAAAATAATACCCTCTTTTACAAACCGATAGGGCGAGTGGGCTTACGCAAATCACTCAATGCCCTTGCTGCTTCTTCACGCGCAGCACCGACAGGGTTCTTCCAATACTTGTTAAGGTCAAACTGTTTAACAGGTGACGGGTTGTATCCAGAAGATGTTGGTACTGCTGCTTGTTTCATCCAGTTGTGATACTGGGCTGCTGTCTCATGGTTGGTGATACCTTGCTCCAGCATAATCTTTTCTACGTCTTTGACCTCTGCTTCAGAAGAGATAAGACCCTTCTTAACCAGAGAGTTACGGCGACTTTGCAATTCTGCAATTGCATCACGCTCACGCAACTTTGCTTCCAAGGCTTGTACACGCATCTCTGACTGATTAACAGCGTTGCGCGTATAGTCTTCCATATCTAATTCTGGAATAGGAAGGTCAGGCTTAACCTTCTTGGTCATCCGCAAGAACTCTTTACGAGTTTCGGGATTCTCAGCCAGCATTTGAGACAGGGAAGCCAGTTCATCACGGGCTTCTAAGGAGACATTTTCTAATGACATAGTGTTACCCTCTTTATACGATTAGATTACTTTTTTACCGTCAGCAGGCTTTTGCACCGCCATACCAGCTTTGCCAACTTTACCGGGGCTGTTGAGGCCACCAAGCTGAGAAAAACGGGGGGTGTTAACCATAACGCCATTGTTCTGATTGTTGTCAGTAGGACGGCGGGGGGCTGCTGCGCCACGGGGCTTAAACAAATCCATGATGGACTCCTTACATTGGGGGTGGTTGTGGTGCGCCGGGTGAGGGCATACCGGGAATCGGCGCGCTTGCCATTGCTTTTCCCTCTGGGCTTGCGCCACCAGCTTGAGGTAGAGTTTGCAACATTTGCAGAATCTCAGACTGCTGCAACTCATT